GATATATACAGGGAGTGCTTTTGATAAATCGAAAGCTATTAATAACTGGGAAGGTTTATTTATTAACGATACTCAAATTGTTAATGATTATGGTTTTCCATGGGTTACAACTGATGATACTACGGGAAATATAAATGGTAGTTGTCCACAAGGTGATGGAACAATACAAATAAATGATAAGGTAAATGCAAAAGTAAGAAGTTATGAGTCAGCAATGAAGGCTGAATGTGAACGACAAGGTGTAACACTAAATGCTGTTCCAGGATTACTTGGGATTATGATGGTAGAAAGTGGTGGTGAAGGTGGAGACCCAATGCAATCAAGTGAATCTCAAGGTTGGGCACCTAATACCATTCAAGACCCTCTTGAAAGCATAAAATATGGTGTAAAACATTTCGCTGAAAGTTTACAAACAACAAATGAATTTGGTTGTGATATATGGACTGCTTTTCAACAATATAACTATGGAATTGGTTATGCTAAGTGGATTTCTAACAGAGGGAAAAAACATACTTTGGAATTATCAATGGTTTATTCTGCTGAAGTTGTTTCACCTCATAAACCACCTATTGTTGTATCATATAACAATCCCGTTGCGATTGCGTTAGGTGTTCCGTGGCGTTATCGTGATGGTGGTAACTTTCATTATGCGAGCATGTGTCAGTGGTATACAACAGGTGATGGTTCAATTAATCCATGTGGTAATGGTACTACTGAAGGAGATAAAGAAAAAGATATAATTAACGATTATATTAAACAACTACTTTCTGACCAAGTAAATGGATGGAAATATTAGGAGGGGTTTACAATGCAAGATGCTATTTTTAATAGTGTGATTCAACAAGGGGCTTTCGCAATGTTGTTTGTTTGGATGTTGTTCACTACACAAAAGAAAAATGAAGAACGTGAAAATAACTATCAAACTGTTATTGAAAAGAACCAAAATGTGATTGAAGAACAGGCAAAAGCTTTCACATCTATTTCGAAGGATGTTAACGAAATTAAACAAAAGCTATTTGAAGGAGATGGAGAGTAATGAATTTTGTTGATATCTCTAAATGGAATGGTAATATTGATTGGGATGTTGCTAAACCTAACATAGATTTTATTATTGCTAGAGTGCAAGATGGTTCAAATTATGTTGACCCTAAGTATAAAGAGTATATCCAAGAAATGAAAGATAGAAATATATCGTTTGGTAACTATGCTTTTTGTCGTTTTGTTTCTGAAGAAGATGCACGAATTGAAGCTAGGGATTTCTATAATCGTGGTGATAAATCCGCTACTGTTTGGGTTGCTGATGTTGAAGTAAAAACAATGGATAATATGAAAGCTGGAACACAAGCTTTTATTGATGAGCTTAGAAAACTAGGATGTCAAAAAGTTGGTTTGTATGTAGGTCATCATATGTATGAACCTTTTGGTATGAATCAAGTAAGTTGTGATTTTGTTTGGATTCCTCGTTATGGTGGTAATAAACCTATTTATCCTTGTGACATTTGGCAATATACAGAAACTGGGTATGTTGAAGGTATTGGTAAATGTGATTTGAATGTTCTTAACGGTGATAAAAGTTTAGATTGGTTTACTGGTGAAGAAGAGAAAGTTCAAGAACAAAAACAAGAATCACTTGCATATGATTCTAGTTGGTTTACTAAGCAAGATGGGAAATTTATTGCTAACACCTCTATCAAAGTTAGACGAGAACCAAGTGTAAATAGTGAACATGTAAGAACTTTACAACCGAATGGAGATTTTTCATATGAATCATATGGGTATGAAAAAGATGGTTATGTTTGGTTAAAAGGTGTTGACGGTTTATATATTGCAAGCGGTGAAACTGTAAATGGTGAACGTGTTAGCACATGGGGTAAATTTATCTAACTAGAAAGGATTGGAATTCATGAGTACAGATATTAGTTTATATTATAGTCCAGATAAGATGCTTTCTTATGATAGGATGTTAAATTTTGTCATAGGAGGACGAAGTATAGGTAAAACTTACTCTATGAAATCCTATGCTGTTAGACAGTTTTTGAAACATGGTAAAATGTTTGGGTATATTCGTAGATATAAAGAAGAATTAAAAGGTTTGGAAACTTTCTTTGATGCTATTCAAAAAGATTTCTTGGATGTTGAATTTGAGGTAAAAGGAAGAAAATTTTATATAAATGGTAAATTGGCTGGCATGGCTTTTCAACTAAGTCAATGGCAATCATATAAATCAAAAGAGTATCCGTTAATAGATTTTATGATGTTTGATGAGTTTATAAGAGAGAAAGACAATAGTGGTTATATCCCTAATGAAGTTGAAGGTTTATTAAACTTACTTCACACGGTTTTTAGGGATAGACCGAGAACACGTTGTGTTTGTTTAAGTAATGCTGTTTCTATTATCAATCCGTATTTTATTTACTTCGGATTAACTCCTGACATAGATAAGAGATTTAATGCTTATGAAAGTTTAGTTGTTGAAATACCCCCTTCAAAAGAATTTGCTGATAACTTTAGGGAAAGTCGTTTTGGTAAATTGATAGATGGTACTGGCTATGGAGATATGGCACTTGATAATGAATTTACAGGAGATAATTATACATTTGTTGAGAGAAGAACAAAAGAAAGTAAATATGTTTTCTCAGTTGTGTTTAAAGGATTGATTATAGGAATATGGGTTTGCCCACGAAATGGATTAATGTATATGAGTCAAGATTATGATCCTTCTTCTAAACAGGTTTATGCAATAGTAAAAGAAGATATGGCTGAAGGTCGTACATTAATTAGAAACTTTAGAGATAATGGTTTCATGTATAAAATGTCTAGAGCGTTCAAAAAAGGTGAACTACGTTTCGACAATCAAGTTGTTAGAACGACAGGTTATGAGTTATTTAAAAAGATGGGTGT